TAGATTTAGATTTATTACATTAGGTACTTCTTTATAAGTTCTTTTAACTATTATTTTTTTAGTCATGATGTTTTACACCAAAAGATAATTCATCACCCATACTAAGGTCTTCTATTATACCTTTCTTAGGTTTACGGGATTCATGAATTTGTTTTTTAGTTTCGTTGATTTTAGTTGTAGCATATGATTTCATAGCTTCTAGCATTATATTTTTACTTTGTGTAGTGGATTTTGAAGACATTATAATACCTTTTATATTTTTAGTAGTATTTATAATGAGGGTTTAAGGAGTTTAATATTCTTTTATATAAATTTTATTACCTGAATCATATATACGTCTATAATCATTATTAAACATATTATCTTGTTCAGATAATTTAGGATTAAAATTTTCTAATACTTTATGTAATTTATGTTTTTGGTATTTATTTCTACTTTCTAATACTAAACTTCCACTCTTAAAATAAAAATAGTTAGGACCTGAATTATGACTAAATTTAAAACCTACTGCTTTATAGAAGTTACCAGTGCTCCATCTACGATTAGCATAGCTTATAAGACTTTTAGGTTTATATTGTTCTTCAAAAAACTTAATTAATTTAGATCCTCCACCTACTACAGTAGTATTCAATTTAGAAGCAAACCTAAGTAACTCATATTCATATTTTTTTGAAAACCGTGACTTACTAAATGTCATTATGGAAACTAAAGAATTATTAAAATACAAACCTATATTTATTTTACTATTACATGTTCCTTGTAAATGATTTTGTTCTAAAAATAAATCTTTTTCTTTATTTTGTACTATCCTAATTTCTGTTTTACGAGCAAATATACGTTCAGTAAAACCTAGTTTAGACATAATTACAGATTTCCATATTTCCTGTTTTATAGGGTCTATCCACTCATTTTCGAATACATGGAATAATTGAATACCCTTTTCTTCACATAGTTCTGTTTTTTGTAAATGATAATTTTTATTAATATTACCTATTTTACCTTTAGAATAAGAACCTTCAGAATGAAACATCAAACCATTATATTCTATAGCAAAATTTTCAGCAGGAACATATATATCTAGCTCATAAGGATATATAACTTTTTTTGTATTTGGTACTGCGTTAGTATGTTTCAATACAAAATTTAGTATTTCTTTTTCAGATTTAGAAAAACCTTGACTTTGACAACTAGTACAACCTTTATAACCATTTAATAAAGCTCTGGGTATCTGGTTAAAATATTGGTTATGTATTTTACATCTAAAAGTGGTTTTAATAGATTGTGATATAAATTTACTTTCTGAATAATCTATATTAGGAAATTTTTCGTCTAGTGTTTCTTTAAATTTTTCTTCAGTAAGAATATTACGTGAACAAATACTACACCCTGGTAATGACTGTTTTATATACATAGGTGATGTTACAAAAACATTACCACATAATTTACATTTACAAAATATTTCTTGCTTAGATTCTTTATATTCAGACATTAATATTATTTGTAAATTGTTTTCATCTATGTATTCTTGTAAATGAACTGTATTATATATACTTTTACCAGAACACTTTCTACAAGCAGTACCATCTAAATGATAATTACCTTTAATTTTAAAATCACCATGTTTTTCGCATGTTATTGTAATTTCATCACTAAAATTATTTAATGTGTTAAAATTATACTTATAAATTTTACCATGTTTTTCGTTTGCTAATTCTTTAAACTTTATAGCTTTTTTAATTCCTTCACATTCGGAACATATAGCTTTATAATTAACATTATCATAATTTGTTATAGTTTTATGACCTTCTTCACATATCATTTCTATATTAGATGATGTATTAGTCCAATTATCTAAATTAAATTTTTTATTTGGATATCTGGTACTTAGTTTATTTAAAAAAACATTTTTACGTTTTTCTATAGTTATTAAACTTCTATATATAGAACCACATTTTATACTACATGTACTTTTATAACCTTTTTTAAAATTAGTATATATAGATTTATTATTACAACTAGGGTTTTTGCATACAGTATCTTCAATTGTAAGATTATTATATATAAAATAGATTCTTTCACTTAAAGAATCTGTATTTAATTCTTTTGAATTACTTATTATATATTCATATAAATTATGTTTTTTAAGATAATTTACACGAGTTTTGTTTGAGTTTAAATTACCGTTATTGTTTATTAAATTTTCTAACATTTTGTATCCTTAGTTTGATACAAGAGGTGTTTGCGGACTCTTGTTATCTATGTAGTTGGAGTCCGCAAAGAGCAACTACATAGATAACATCTCTTGTATATGTATTATAACATATTATTACTTAAATTTTTAATAGTAATATAAGAACCCAAAAGTTCTTATATATAGATTAATTTTAGCTTATGCTAAAATTGAATCTTCGAAACGCATTCCCATTGTGCGTGCATAATTCTCAGGCTGTTGTGGATTCGTGCTAAGTGCATAACGAGTAGCAGCAATAATGGCTGGTTGTCCTGACTCGGCTATTACGGTTCTTTGGAAACTTAGAGGACTATATGGACTAAAGTATCCCATTCCATCACGTCTATCAGCACCTTTATACATAATAGTTGCATAATCAGAAGTAGCGAATACATCTTGGATTACTTTGAACTTACGGTCAAAAGTACCAGCAACTGAAACATTAACACCATCATTGATTCCTGAACCAATTGGTGCAGCAGAGAAACCACTTAGTTGATCTAACATAGAAATAACTTTTGATGAACCGATAATAACATTACCTGAACCTCTACGAGTTAAACGACCAATTTCACGTGCTTCAGCAGAGAATTTAATTCCAGCTAAACGATATTTTTCAATTTCCCAACGACCATCATTTGAAGTACCAGCGATACCAGTTTGATCTCTCCATACAAAGTAATCTGGAAGAACAGTACTGTTTCCATTTACAAAGTCAAGAACTTCACGATCCATTTCAGTCTGAATTTCTGCAGACATAAGGTTCATAATTTCTTCGTCAGCTAATAAACCATGTTGAGCTTTAAGATCTTGATACATTTCAAGAGTATATTTACCTTTTAGTTTACGAGTTACAGCTTCAACATTTTTACGTTGAATATCAAATCCGATTTCTTTCATATCAGTACTTAGTTGCTCACCAGCAGCTGTTGTATAAGGACCAGTATAGTTTTTAAGAATGTTTTTGAATAGTAATTCATTACTATAAACAGCATTAGATACAGTAGAGTTAGTACCACCAGCAAGTGCTTCAACTTGGAACATAACTCCCGGAGTAGTTAATTCAACTAGCATTTTTGTACCTTCAACATAACGAACAACACCTGTTGCACCTGAAGTACCACCAGTAATAGTATCACCAACAACATCTACAGCATCAACATCAAGAATTTGAGCATTTGTAGTAGGCATAATTGGATTATTACTATCATTAGTATAACGGTAACCCATTGAATAAATGTAACCAGTTGGTGTACTTAATGGCTGCATACCTAGTAAATCATTAGCAATTAATGCAGGATATACTTTACGAATCATTGGAATTAAGATTGGTGTAAACTGAGCTACATCACCCGCAACTGTTGATTCCTCAAGTCTTTTTACTTCTTCAGCACCTTGTTCAAGAAGTGTGGCCATCATACCTTTGTCTGACTCCACTAGTGGAGCATATTTTTCTGACTCTAATAAATCAGCATATTTTTCTGTTAAAAGTTCATTCATTGTCTTTTCCTTATTTTAAATTAAACGAATTTAGACCAGCTAGGAGCTTTGTCTTTATTGTCTTTATTATCTTCATTAAGTTCGTTTGAACCGCCTTCATTTTCATTAACTTCGTCTTTAGGTTTTTCACCAGTAACAGACTCTTTAAGAACTAAAAGCTTTTCAACATAATCAGAACTTGATTCATCCATTTTAATAACATCAGCCAATTTAGCAAATTTATCAGCTTCAACCAATGTAAGTCCTTCAGCTAATTCTCTTGTAATACCCATTTGAAACAATTCTTTATTTTTGTTTTTAAGAGTAATATTACTTTCAACCAAATCATCTACTTTTGTAGTTAATTCATTAATTTTTTGAGTATTTTGACTTTCATCTGATGACTCTGTAATTCGATGCAAATCTACACCACCAAGAACTAACATTGAATCAAACCCTTCTAAAAGAGCATCAACTTGTTTAATTTTAATACTTTCATCAATTTTGATGGCATTATCTTTAAAATATTGTTCAACCACTACTTCAAGATATTCATTAATCTTTTCAGTACTTTCATCTCTGTATTCATTCAGTTTCGCTTCAAATTCTTCATTTAGTGCTGTTTCTTTTTCTTCTAATTTCTCAGTTACCATCTCAGCTGCTTTAAGTTCTACAGCAGTTGAAAATGATTCAGTTAAATCAGTTTTCATTTCATCAGTTAAAATTTCAGAATCAATAGCTTCAAATAATTTATCCAGTTCCATATTTACCTCCGTTTGTAATCTATAACATTTATTTTATTTATAAAAATTAAAAATTGTTTATTTCTTATAATTTATAAGTTTTTAAGCAAATCTTTAATTTTTGTTGTTAAAGCTTCTTGTACCACTTCTTTGTCATAGTTATGACAAGCGTTTTTAGTACAGATTTTCACCTCTTGTATTTGTCCAGATTCGAGTATTTCATATTCTTTATCTTCAAGGACTCCTTCATTTAATTGATAGCTTTCTACCATACCATTAAGATATGATCCGTGATTTGAGGGCAAACTCACTGCATCATAGTTCAATAATTTATATTCTTTAACTACACCTTCTTGAACTCTACCTAATCCTCTACTAGAAACACCAATTTTGATACCGTTATCAATTAATGTCTTTAGTTGATTAGCTTTAGGATTATCCAATAAAACTGCTCTACCATACACTCTATTGTCTTCCATTTCTAGAAGTTCTACCTTAGCAACTGATTCCATTATATCAATCGAACTTCTTGCAGGATGTTCCCATTCCATTAATGTTTGAACACTATTGTTTTTAATTTCTTTTTGATATGCTTTTACTTCACGTTCAAAAAGTTTTTTAGGGTATATTCTACCGTTTCTATTTTTTTCTTCAGTAGTTGTGAATAAACCCTCAAGAATATATCTTTTACCGGTTTTACCTGTACTCTCATTAATAGTTTCTTCAACTTTAGTATCTACTTCATAAACATCTTCAAACATTAATTTCATGTTTAACTCCTTATTTTAATTCTTTTCATTCTAACAGCAGACCAACCAACTGTATTTTTAGCTGTTTTATTAGTAGCAAATCTAGAATATTCAACTACTTGTTTGTTTTTAGAAGATTTTACCAATGTATGATAAGTTAAATTATGTTTACCGCAAAAGGTTTTTAAACCTTTTAACATCTCTACCAAATATTCATTACCGTTAGGATCTGTTATTTTAAAAAAAAAAGAAGCTCTTGGATGAGACATACCAATATGACATTTTTTGGAATTAATTATGTCTAATTCTTCTTTAGACATATATTCCCAATATCTTAGACCCTGAGTCATTTTTTGCTGTTCTTCTTTACTTTTATTGTCCCATGTTTTTTTAGATGTATCAGACTTTTGTTGCCTAATTTTTTGTTGTTCTTCTGTAGATAATTTTTCAAAGTTTTCTTTAAAAGATTTTCTTGCTTTTAAAGATCTTGTCTTTAATTCTTCATCTGTTCTGTTACTTTTATGCCATGGGTTTTTATTACCAGTTTGTTTTCCTTTACGTGATAAACTCATTTTATCTCGTGCTTCTTTAGTATGATGTTTTCCATACATACCATTGAGTTCACCTATTAATCTGTTTCCATCTCCACCTGGTGTCATATTATACCCATTTTCACCATATGAATTATAAAAAGATATATAATATTTTTCCATATCTTTTAATTCAATATCCGAATCCGCTTCTGCTAATATTTCGGTTTTGAAATTCTCAAAACCATACTTTTTAACAGCATCATAAAAAATGGTTTTGTTGCCTGCTTTAAAAGCATAAATATGTGTTTTATATCTTTCGTTAAATGTTGATATAGTTTTACCTATATAAGATTTATTACTTGGTGATATAAATCTATAAACGCATCCCATTATTTATCCTTACTCTTCATCTTTTTCTTTGTATTCGTTATTAATTTTAGCAAAAACATCTTTGATGTTTTGAATCTTTTCAAATTCAGTTTTACTATTGTTCATTGTATCTGAGTTAGATATTTTGTCATCTAACTCAGTTTTAATAGCTTGTTCAAATTCACTGAATGATTTGTTATCAACCGGTGTGAAAATTTGTTCTTTTTCCATTTTTAACCTTTCTATTATTTGATATAATAATATTTATAAAAATTAATTTTACGCATTTATAGCATTCATTAGTTCTTTCATGGATTTATATTTTTTATAACCTAGTTTTTTAAACATAGTCCAAGTGTCACCATTTTTTGTACCCAAATAGGCAGTAATTTTATTTGTTTTGTATTTATTAAAATCAGGTATTTTGTTTAAGTCTTTTTCTATATTAAATACTATATCAAAAAAATCAGCTTCACTACCTTTCTCTTTTATTTTGTATTTATTTAAAACATCATATATATCCTCCGCCATTTCGTTGGCGTTTTTGACTGTATTTTTAAATCTAGTTCTTCTATTCCATACTCTACTCTCTATATTATTAGACCTAGACATAGTAAATATATCCCATAAGTTTACTAATAATTTAAAAGTTGTATTTTCTAGTTTATATTCAGCCAATTCAAATTCTTTTATTTCTAGTTTGTTTTCCATAAATACTCCTTTCTTATATTTCTAGAAGACTTTTAAAAGTCTTCTTCAGGTATTGTATATCTATCTTTAAGTGATTTTGATTTTGATTCAGTAGTAATATCTTTTAATCTTTCATCCATTTCTTCTTTAGACATATTAAAAATAGTTTTAAATATATATTCATAACTATAAATACCTTTAGGCCCCATATCTTCTTTAATAGACATAAACATATCTTGTTGATTAACCATTTCCATCTGACGCATCTTAATAAAGAATTTATTTTCCCCACTAAAATAATATGTTAATTTATCTCTATAATCATTAAACTCTACTGCAGTCATAATACCTTTAGCAATAACATTTCTTTTATATACACGTTTAATTAACATCATAAATCTTTTTCTAAATCTCATAACAAATAAATAAAATTTCATTTCCTCTTGTGAAATTTCTTCATTGTTAGGTCCAAATGTTCCACCATCGTCACCTCTTAATGCACGTGATGACGGTATCTTCATAGATCTAAATATTTTCTTTTGGAAATATAATAAATCTTCTAGTTCACCTTAGTTTCCTGTTTCATCTAGTACATCAACTT